CGTGAAGACCACATTTAAGGATAATTTTCAATTCTTTTAACTTTTTATTTGTTTTTATGAATTTTCTATTTTTTATGTGTTTTTTGTTTTTCGTTTCTCTCTAATAGGCAAATCGTCGAAACCTAATCGAAGAGAGTAAACATCGTCATGACCTACGGAACAGGTGTCGGAATCACCTGAACGTATATCCGTGGGACTTGAAGAAAGAAGAAGCAGGTATAGTCTGTACCCGCGGCTGCGTAGAAGTCGATGTACGTTGTTTTTGTGTCCAAGCCCGACTGAGCGGGCTTCATGCTGACTGCAAACGCCACAGTATCCAAGTTCGTCTCGTCAAACGAACTGCCAATGGCATAACTGTGAGGGTTAGTAGACTGCATGCGGAATCGAGAATACATTGGCAACTGAACTGAGAACCCCGTCTGGGTCCTCTGATGTGTCAGCGCTATGCCAGCCAAGCCCTTCCACGTCGGTAGGGCAAAAATTGTGCCGGCCGCTTGATTTTCGGAGTCCGTGTTGGACTTTACAGACAACGCGTGATGGTCATTCGCGCTCCTCCCCGTCAATGGGAGGCGTGTTACTGATACGTGCGCGTAAACCTCGGTACTATTCGGGTTCATTATCCAATTCACTGATCCCCTCTGCCCAACAAAGCAGGGGGCCATCCAGGTCATTGGAGTATTCACCACATAGTTGTACGGATGATTACCTGGTACGGCAATTCCGACAGCAGAGTTTATCCCATTTGGATCCCAACCCTGCGCCAAGGGGTAGCGTCCCTGGATGCTCAAAAATGTTGCAGCCCGACCGGAAGTGTTAGATTGGGGAGACACTGTGCGATACAGCGTGTACCTTCTCATCAACTGCCGGATGGATTTAACTGCTTCACCGTGGAACACCAGGTACGACGCATCAATCTCATCTACAGTATTACCCAGGTCATATACGTCATTTCCCAGGTCGTGTTTGGCCACTGGCGTTACAGTAGACTGCAGGTTGAAGTGCGTGAGGACATTTGCAATTCGCCGTGGATTGGCGAGAGCAAAGTTCTCAGCGGCACGAACCGATACAGCCACCGTTACATCAGATGTGGCAACTGGCGCTGTGAGCTGCGTCAGAACTCTCACACTCAGTTTACCATTGTCCACACCCAGCTCGAGCGCTGGGCCACCGGCTGCACTATACTTCTCCTTCGTATAATCATTGCCAGTGGAACACCACGTAGTGTCCTGCATCCACGGGATTTTCACCTCGAAGTCATTTTCTTGGGCTATGTCATACGTCTCTGTGTACGTCATCGTCTCACAGTCAGACACGCCTGAAATATCTTTCAGAGGATCCCACGAGATGCGGACTCGTCCGCGGTGGTATTGTGAACAAATTACTTGGAAACGGAAGATAATATCTCCGTGCCAGTATTTGAACATCTGGGCCAGATAGGCCATAGGGACGCCAAAGACCGAGACAGTGCCAGGGTCGTTGGCGACTTGGTTACAATGCACGCTTGTGCCCCAAAGGAGATCCCCCGGGGCACGCCCAGTCGTCCACTCAAAGGACGTCAAGAACGACTCGCGCTGCACAAGATTCGACACTGATAATTCATCTGTGCCATCCAGACCTACCGTGCGTGAATCCACACACAGCTCGTTCTTCGGGTCTAGAGTTAACTTGTCAACAGGCGTGCTAATTTCGCTACTCGCCAGTGCATGGAACGGCACCCCCTTCCGTGGGGGGACGTTCTCAATCATCGGCGGATTGCTCCAACCAAAGTAAGACGCTACTGTGCTCGCAGCTGATGCCACCACGGAGGTGGCAGTCATGAAGGGCCCGATTACGGGCACCTCCGACAACGTTTCAGCTGCAGAAGCCACGGCTGAGCTAGTCACTTCAACGGGACCTTTCCCGTATTCATCTTTGAAGCCTTGCATCCAGCCACTGGCTTTCCCAATAGTTTTTGCGTCTTTCCCTGTTTTCTTTGTGGTCGCTTGCGTGTTCTTCATCCCACGTGAGCGACTCACTTTTTGCACGGACGACTGAAGAGCCAGCCCCGTGGTGGGGGCCGCGAGTTCTACATCAGTTGCCCACGCGTAGACTACGATGGTAACATCGGAGCCAGTCACACTATTAGCGTTTCTTAGAGCACCCAGACTGTCAATATGGAGAGTCCCCATAGATTTAAAATTCTGACGGACGGTGGCATCAATCCAGTTCTTGTAATAAAAGAAAGGGAGATCCATCTCACCGCCTTGACTGTCCTGCGGATAAATCCAAATGTGCGGATGTTGAGACCGCGCCACCAGCTTTGCAACTGCCGACGCGACCGCTATCGCATCTGGTGGATTGAAATCCGTGAGAGGGTGATAAGAGATGAGCGCTAGGCCGTAATAAAACGGGGCAGCGTTGATCATCACTTTAACGTGCAACTTGCACCTCAGAAGGCCAAAGTTGTCCAATTTGCGGCGTATTTGAGCAGCGTTGAAGAAGAGATCCCATGGTTCCAAACTCGAACTAATCGAGCCCCCCTCAGGCCAATCTACGGAGAATATCCGCACCGGCCTAGAGAGGAAGTCACCTAGGGCACAGGCATCATCCATGCCTGTCTTGTAAGTCTCATCTGTCACATCGCCATACACAACCACATTCCCAGATTCATGATCACGAAAGGTTACTGTCTCCTGGGTAACGTCACCTTCCGGCCCCTGTTTAACGTCCTGGGGCATTACGACTTCAGTTGGTTCAGCGAGTCAAGTTACGGCCACAGTTTGACTCAATTTCTACACAACGCCCTTCAGCGAGGTGTAAGCTGCCGCCGGTTCTAGGCTATTTGGGTTCCACCACACCCGTCCCTAAATAGGGCTTTTGAGGACTGCTCAGGTAAAGTTTCTCTCTGGTCCAATACTGGGGGCTTTCAAGCCAAGAACACTAAGTATGCCCACAGCAAGTAAAATACCAGGAGAGCGAGGATTTTGGTTTCCAATAGGACCCACCCTCGAAGGGCCCTAGGAGTTTAACGACATCTCGGTCGTGCGGGCATTTAGAGCGAAGTAGAATCCTGTTCAGAACTCTTGATGAGCCCTGAGCCAAGTTTCCACTTCACGACATACTCCTCCCATGCAGGAAAAGCGTCGCTCACATACTCCTCGAGATCAAACTTCTTGATCACATCGAGGAACATGGCCGTCTTCTCTTCGAACACTTCACGTCCGTAGAAGAAGTACTCCATATGCATACTCCGCATCACATCTACAATCTGGGTCTTCTCATTTACTGTCTTCGATCTGACCCAGATAGTTAAGGCTCGTGTGATTGACTCTTCATCTAGAGGACAAAAATAGTCCCCCACTGTCTCTTCAAATCGCCACGTCCTCTTCAGGAAAGTAGCCTCCGCTATGTCGATGTATGGCACACTATCTGCCACCTTATCGGCCATGGTATATGTGATATCCACTCCAGCCAGCGTCTTCTGGATTGTTGTGTGGTTGAACCACGGGGCAT